GCACTTAGGTTGTTTTCTTAGTACATCTATTACTTCGTAAATATTATAGTTATTCATATCTTAGTTTTTTATAAATGAAAATATATGTTCTATTATTGGTAAAGTCCAGCCATCACCTAATAAACTTCCTGCTTTTCTAGTTGAAAGAATATCACAATAATCATCTGGGAAACCTTGTAATCTACACATTTCTATTTTGTTTACAGTTCTTACTATTCCATCTTTATAACTGTATAAATTATTATTACTTTCCATTAAACAAGGTGATTTTCCTTTTGTAACTCTACCTCTACGAGTTGTTGAAGTTGGAAAACTTAAGTCAATACAATCATTTTCAGTTACTACATCATAACCTTTAATAGTATTAGTTTTAACTCTTAATTCGTTATCTTGTTCATAGATTAAATTAATAAATTGTTTTTTAGCTCTTTTCTTAATACTTTCCTGGCTTGTACAAACTCTACTTTCGCTTTCTAATAATGCTAATGCTTTATCTCTTTCAACTGTTCCACCTGTAATAATATCTTTAAACATAATGCCTTTGTCTTTTGGTTGTGGTATATCGGTAATAATATCTCCAAACATTCCATCCTCTTTAGTTCTTATATTACTCCAATAGTATCTGTCTCTTAATTGAGCAGTAACTAAACTACTATTAATTCTAACTGGATAAACTCCTAATGCTCTACTCATAACTCCTATATCTTCTTTTCTTGCACTTCCTACATTTTCCTGTAAAAATAATACTTTAGGGTTTAACTCTTTTATGTGGTTTAATATATCTACAAATGTAAAGAATAAACTTGACTTCTTACCATTAATTCCTGCTCTTTTACCTGCAGCACTTAAATCTTGGCAAGGTGAACCTGATAAAACTAAATCAATACTTTTCCAATCTATATCCCAATCTTTCCATTTAGTAACATCTCCTACTTGAATAGTATCAGGAAAATGATGTTGAGTTAATTCTATTGCGTAAGGTTTAATCTCACTTGAATAGTATTTATTTACTTTAATACCGACATTCTCTAAAGCTTGTCTGCCTGTATTCATTCCGTTAAATAAGCTTAGTACATTCATAACCTACTTCTTTTTTAAATTCAGTTAGTAAATCTTTTATATCAATAATAACAAGGTCGCTATCTTTTAATAACCAGTATGCAAATTCTACAGCGTATTCATCAGGTGTAATATATTTACTTATTTTTTCACCTGCTAGTAATTGTATTGCTGCACTATACTTTTCCATTAAATCTTTATCGTAATCTTTAATATCGTTAAATACATTTATTCCGTGTAATACTGTAGCGTGGTTTTTGTCTAAAGTATCTCCTATCTCTTGTAATGAATAACCTCTATCTCTTAATAGTTTGTAGTATATCATTCTAGCTTCTATAAACTCATACTTTCTTGTTTTAGTTGTTATATCTACTCCTGTTACTTTTTGTATTGTGTTTAATATCTTATTTTTTATTTCTACTTTAATCATTTCTTAAATCTTAATTTTATTTTACTTCCTAGTTGTTTTGCAAATACAGTTAAAGTTATAAAAGAAACCATTTCAACAGCTCTATAAATACCAGCACAAACTTCGTAATCTTCTACAGCTTCATATTCTGTAATAATATTTCTTAGTTCATCTATTGTAGATCCATTCTCAAGTTCATACAAAGCTATTTTAAAGTGTTCTTCTATTCTTTCTTTATCCATTATAGTATTCCTCTTAGTACATATTGGTCTAAATCTACTCCTTCAGTTTGAAAGAAGTGTTTATAGTTACTCATACCTTGCCTAAACTTTTCCTCTCCTTTAGCGTAAAATTCATCACTACATTCAAATATAGCTATATCTAAACTACCTTTGTCTATTGCAATAAATACAAAGTTATCTACTCCAAACATTTGTCTATATAACCAAGCTTGTAAATCGTAACTATATTTATCAGCTGAATATCTAAAATCTTTTATTCCTGTAGTAGTTTTTAAATCTATAATAGTATTGCCTTTTAGTATATCTGCTTTTGCCCTTATTGGAATACCATCTATCATAGCTATTTGTGGTACTTCAAATTCTGCTTTTATTAAGTATTCTTTTACTGCTTCATTTCTTAGTAAAGCATCTGTTAATCTTTCTGCAGCTTTTAATTCTGTATTGGTGTAAACTTCTTTACCTGTTTCTTTAGCTAACTTATATTCTTTACTTGCTTTAGTTGCAGCTTCTACGAATATCATATCATCTAATTTGTTTGGCTCTAATACCATTGTATGAAATAGTTTACCATCTCTTAAAGCTTGTGTTTCACCTGAACCGTATTTAGTTGTAAAGTAATAAGTTTTAGGTGAAGATAATAAAGTTTTAATACTTGAACTACTTAAAGCGTTTTGTCCTAAGTAACCATAGTAAAAACTATCATCATACATATTATCTAATATTTCTTCTTTATCCCAATGTTTACCATCAAATGTAGTTATCATCTTATCTTATTTTAATGTTATTTAATAATCGTTCTGTTTCATCCATTTGCAAAGCGTTTCTAATTTCTTGTGCATACATATCACTTAAATCAAATTCGTTGCTTAAAGCTGCTATAACATCTGTTAAATTAGCTATTAAGTAAACATCTTCTCTAGCTTGTGATAAAGCTAATAATTTTTCTAGTTTTAAAATAATTTCTTGTTTGTTCATAGTGTTTGTTTTTAAATTATAAGCAAATATAAAACTTATGTTTGAATAAAAAAACTTCTTAACAAATATTTAACAAAAAAAAGGAAGCTACTTGCTTCCCTTAATTTGCGTTATACAAATACTGTATCTTTGATCTTTATCAGGGTATTCTTTTACCATTTTATCGTCAATCATACATCTTTGTAAAAACTCTTTGTCTTTTTCTTCTGGTTGTGGTGTTGGTATTGGCATAATTATATTTATTTAATTGATTCAATCCATTCAGCTTGTAATCTTTCGTAGTGGTCTATTTCTCTTTCTAAGTAATCTAAAGCTTTTCTTAAATCTTGTAGTTCATTGTCTTTTTTACCTGCTCTTGCTAAATATTTAACTACATTACCTCTATTGAAGTTTAAGCCATAATCTTTTATAAAATCTATTACATCATAACCTTTGTTATTTTCGTAATGTAACTGGGTTGCTCTTGTGTCTATTGTTGCCATTTAAAATAATTCTTTAATTACTATATGATTTTCTATTCTTTTTTTTGCTATTTCAAAATAATTTTTATCCATTTCAATACCTATAAACTTTCTATTTAAATTCTTACAAGCTACTCCTGTAGTTCCTGAACCCATTGTGAAATCTAAAATAGTTTCGTTTTCGTTTGTATATGTTTTTATTAGGTATTCTATTAATTCAACTGGTTTTTGGGTTGGGTGCAATCTGTTTTTTTTGCTATTTTGAAATGAAATTATAGATTTTGGATTACATACAGTATCATCATTATTATTTGAATAACCTACTTTATGTTTGCCAAAAACTTCTTTTTTATTTATAATTTCACCTATATTTTTATTTCTAATATCTAAATTTTTATATTTATTTGGTCTTTGATTTTTTTTATCTTTTTTAGTAAATTGTCTATTATACAAATGTTTTTTATAACTAAAAACACTAATTATTTCGTGATATTTTAAAGGCATTATTTTTACATTTAAATGTCCACTTGGCATTTTTCTATCCCAAATCCAATCATACTTATAATTCTTAATATTACTCATTCTCAAAGCACTACTAAAAGGTTCACTTCCAAATAAAACTATTGCACCATTCGGCTTTATAATTCTATTAAGTTGCTCCCACATTAAATCAAAAGGAATAACACTATCCCATTTACAAGCTGTAGTTCCATAAGGTGGATCTGTAATTATGGCATCAATACTTTTATCAGGTATTGACTTCATAACTTCTAAGCAATCACCATTAAACAACTGTATCATTATTCTAGTTTTAAAAAGTCAGATTCTGCATATTCTAAAAACCATTCTTTATTAGTTTCGTACTTTTCTATAATAGCTTCTAACATTACTAATTCATCAATAGTTTTAGTTGCTAGTTTATGTACTAAACTTTCTATTTTTCTTTCTATGTTTAAAAGCATTTCAGGTTCTGATTTATGCATCTTAACATATTCTTCACTTACAATATGCTCTAGGTCTTTATTTAAAGAGTTAATTCTATTCTTTAAACTTTGTCTATATTGTGTAGTTGTTTTTAAATTATCGTTAGCTTCTAATAATAGTTGCCCTAAGATAATTGATTTTAAGTATTCTAGTTGTATTATATTCATATTTCTTTTAAAATGTTTTCAGGTTGTATTTTTAAATAAGTTACTTCTTTAGATACTTTGTAGCGTAAACTAAAATGAGTAGAAGCTGGGTTTTTGTGGTTAGTTTCCCAATCAGGGTTTATCTTTAATAAATTCCAAAAGTAAACACCTCTTGGAGTAGAATTAATATAAACTGGTATATCTAAATGCTTTTCACATTCTGATATCATAGCATCATACTTCTTTTTTTCTAAAAGCATATTATCGTAGTGTGCTGTTCTACACTTCAACTCTATTCTGTGTTTGAATTGTGGTGAGTAGCAATCCCATCGACTCATTTGGTTTTTAGATTTAACCAAATCTTTGTAGATATTCTCTTTTAAAAAAAGAAATAGATCTTGTTCTTTCCAGTTATGCATCTTGCTGAGTTTCGTAAACTTTTCTTAAGTCGTTCAAAGTATCCCTCCAGCAACTAGCACAGTTACTATCTTGTATTAC